TGCCCTATGCAAGCTGACTATGTATTTACCTAACTTTGGCTAATTTCAAAAAGGATAATATACATATATAAATCCAACCTATATCTAGCTCAAACCAACGTTGTTTGAACTTGGCATTGGCACCATCTGCGTGATGATTATTATGTAGTTCTTCTCCGCCAATCCAAATAGCCCAAGGTATTAAATTGCGACTAGTATCTTTAGTATCAGTGTTACGATACCCAACCCAGTGTGCTAGACCGTTAATAACGCCTGCGGCCCAAAATGGAATCCATAACATCTGAATACCCCAAATGACTAGTCCCCACCCACCAAAAAGAACAAGGTTTATAACCAAAAGTATCATTATGCCTAAACGACTATGTGGGGTATATATGGCTTTTTCAATCCAATCATTTGGGGTTCCAACTCCTAGCTTTTCCACCATCTCTACATCTTTACTGGCTTTGTGATACAATCCTGCGCCACCAAATAATACACGCCAAATACCGTATACTTGTGGACTATGTGGATCTAATTCAGTATCACTGGCTTGATGATGTTTTCGGTGAATAGCAACCCATTGCTTAGTAACCATACCTGTTGTTAGCCATAACCAAAAACGCATGAAATGGTTAACTGCTGGATGGAATGTTACTGCTTTGTGTGTTTGTCCTCTATGCAAATATAGGGTAACACACGCTATAGTGATTTGTACCATCACCAAGGTATAGATAATTTCTAACATAGAAGTATTTACTTCTGAGTTAGCTGATTAACAAATTCTAATAAGAGCTCGTGATGACGTTTTTCGTGCCAATGCTTGGGCATCCAGGAATGATAATCATACCAAAACTTCTCACTTTCTGGATGGCATCCTATTAAACCTATACGATTTTGTATAATTGCCATGGGATCACCGTTAGCATAGGTAGCAATAGTTTCAAATTTATTGTTATTACCAACTAAGGCGCAACCATCATAAAAAAACATCCTTTCAGGATGCCCGTTCCATACAACATCTATTGCTTTAGCATGTGGACGACGTGTATCTGTATTTGGTCTAGTAATGTATTGTACAGCATCCACTTCATCTAAAATATCAAAGTAATAACTACCAGCCCAGTAAGCACCCATACAAATTCCAAGATAGTATCCGCCCCTACCAACAAAATTTAATATCTTTTGTTTGTTGGCTTTTAAAAGTCTATGCCAAGTTTCGCTATCGCCTTCACCTCCAGGAAAAGCTACTATATCTACATCATCAAAAAATACGTCCTCAACTTCTCTGAATCCAAAGATTTTAAAGTTGTAGTGTTGACCCAACGCCTGTATTATACCATTGCCACATTGTACTGAGCATTTGGGGTCATGCAAAAATAATGCGATTGTAGGTTTCATTTTAATTAAAAATGCTCACTTAGAACGCCATTCCGGGGCACGACTCCCATAACGTTCTGCCCAGCAGCCGGGCACACCTATGTAACGATAACGTCCTAAGGTAGGTGTTTATACGCTAAAACTACTTCCACATCCACAAGTAGTTTGTGCGTTTGGATTCCTTATTACAAATTGACTTCCGTCTAGGTCATCTTTGTAATCAATTTCAGCGCCTTGAAGATATTGCATACTCATACTGTCAATTAACAATTTATAGTTGTTATTCAACGGAATTTCAAAATCGTCTTCGTTTTGTTCCTCATCAAACGTAAAACCATAACTAAAACCACTGCAACCCCCGCCTTGTACAAATGTACGTAATGCTAGGTTGGGATTATTTTCTTCTGCTAGTAAATCTAAAACTTTTGTTTTTGCTGACTCTGTAATGTTAATCATAATATATTCCTGCTAGTCCGCAGCCAAATCTTGCCAAACCTTCAATCAAATCTTCAATGAGGACTGTAAGGATTTCGCGGGCGGTCATAACCATCCTCCTCTGGGTAAACTGGATATTCGTTTGGGTTCATTAATTACACCAACTTTGTTTTGCTTCACCAAAGTATTCTCGAGCAAAGCCGTTACGTATTAGTTCTGCACGTAGACTTTGACCGTCTAAAATCATATCACCTAGTACACGACCGCCAAATTTATCCCATCCATAAAGAACAACTTGACGTTTGAGTGATTTAGCCACAGCATTTTTAGTAAAAGCAGTTGCGGCCTGTCCTCGCTGATCTTCACTGGGACACTGTGCTCTATGTCCTTTTTCAGGCGTATCTACCCCGTAGACTCTAACTGCTAATTCTGGTTTAAGTGGGGCGGGAAGAAATGGCGCACTAATTACCACAGTGTCTCCGTCATTAACACGTATGATTTGTGCATCGTATATGACCCCTTGTGGGGTTTTTTGTGCCAGTGCCAAAGTTGGCACTAATAATAATATTGCTAACAATTTTTTCATAATTGACCCTAAAATTAACTCTTGTATTTATATTGTCTTTTCTGTGTATTCTGCTCTTTGCCAATTTAACAAATACTGTGCTTTCCAGTGATTCTGATCAAATCCTTTTAAATTCTCCCATTGATCTCGTTGTTGCCAAATCCTTTTGGCTGCATCAATCCAATCAGTGTGTCTTACAGTCCATTCAAAATCCACCATACGATTTTTGAAATATTCATAATCACAATGATCATACTCTATATGTAGCACTTCATAGACTGTGCCGTCTTCTGCGACAGAATCTAGCGCAAAATCAAAACCCCATTTGCGTTTTGTTTTTAATAACAAGTCAACTTGTGGAAAATGGGGTTTCAGTTCAAATAATTGCTTGGCAGCATCCTGATCATAGTCACACCTGCATAAAAATATACTGTGATCTAAAATTAAGGGAATATTTGAATATTCTAATTCAAACCAAGGTTCCTGCCAACAGTGATGATTTAATATAGGATAGTTGATGGGATAGTCCATAGCTGAATAAAACTTTTGTTCAGCTAAATTTAATTCAAATCCGTCCTTGTCATAATATTGAAAATCTAATGGTTCTAATATTTCAACACTCTTTGTACAACTTGGATTTGACATCAGTGATACATCAAATCTACGAAACATTATGGCGTCTAACTTTCTATTTTAATCAAAGTTTCCTAACATGCGTTTTTGTTCAATGTCATTTTTTCTAGCGTAATCATCAATGGCCAATGCTAATTGAAAATCTAATATGGTCAAACCTTCGACATCAAATGTAGTTGTTTCTACAGTGACCTCAGCAACATCTTGTGTGACTTTGGCAAAATGATCTAATTTTTCAGATAGGTCATTAATATGTTCAATGAACTCTTCAGCTTGTCTATGATCCTGTGCCACATATTGAGCTTTAAGTATGCGATGATCTAACATTTCCCAATCAGGTAAAAATTTAGACTTTAAATCGTTCAATGATTCCTTATTAGGGATGAACTCTTCTAGACTATTAGATCTAAATTTACCTTCTATAATATCAATCCATTGTCTCATTGTGTTCTGTCCTTGTTGTCTATGGCCCCACCTGTAACCCAGGCTGTACAGCTACGATCACCAGCACATTTAAAATGTAAAAAGTTACAGTAGCCTAGATCAGCTTTATGTATCGTTGCCATAGCGTCTGTTTCTTTACTGTCACCTTTGATTCCATCTTCAATACACTGCCACATCTTATCACTGACATCAAAAGCCGCACAGTTGCCACACTTCATTGTACGAGCAGTTTTTTCTGTAATACCCCAACGTTTGGCAGCATCCTTCCAATATGACTCTGATTCGTCTGGATTAGCAGGCCCATAGTAATATTCGTCTATGGCTTTCTGACGATTCTTTAAGTTGACATCTAGATCATGTGTAGCAATAGGACAGCCTTTGTTGGCCGCTTCTAAAATAGTTATATATTTTCTCATCATAGTTCATCCCATCCTATAGCCCAGCATTGTTGAGTTGAGTTAGTAGTTGTAGTTACAGCAATAAGAAACTCGTAATTTACACCTGTGAATGTGTTACGTTCTAACTGAAACTTAAAAGGAAATCCAGCCAGTGATGGTGCTATACTAGCCTGATTAGTGGCTATAACATACCCTTCATCAATCAGCCTACCGTTAGTATAACTAGTGGGTGTTAGGTTGTATTCTACTGAAGATGTTGTGCCAGTGTCTTGCCATTCGCCGCCAGTGGTGATAGCCTGCTGTATAATAAAATATTGATAATTGGCTCCAGTTAATGGAGCAAAACTAAAATTAGTAGGCACTACTATAGCGTTATTTCTTCCTGCTTTGAGTCTTATACTGATCATAGGGACAGCAGTGTTGACCTGTGCTTGGTTAGTAGTTCTTGGTGCGGTTATGTTATGGCCAATAACTCTGGGGCGACCTATGAGTTCATAGCCGCCTTCTGATATCACAGATTGGCAGATAAATTTTAGTGTGTCGCTGACGCCTGTAGCACTGGTATTTTCTATCTCATAGCGAATGGGCAGTCGTGCTGTACCCATATAGGTTGTAGTTATGCCAGCGTTGTTAGCATGATCCCATCTATGGCAGGGTATAAACTGTCCGTTTATTACAAAGCCCATAGTCACTGATCCTACACCTAACCATTCTAAGTTGATATAAAGTATCTGTGATGTGGCTAGATCTAATACAATCTTATCTGCATCTGTGCCGTCTAATTTACTGATGTTCCAATCTTCTTTGGCAATGCGTGTGGTTTGTAAACTACCGCTAGAACTACTTCTTCGTACAAAGTAAACATTTGTGCCATCTTGTTCTAGATAGAAACCATTTTCAGTATCAAAGTATCCCACACGCTGTCTCAGTCCTGCGCGGGACTGTGCCATACAGAATGTTTCTAATACTAATAAACTCTTACCTGGTTGGTAAGCAAACGCTCTTGTACTTTCTCTATAGACCTTGCTTCCATTAGAACCATCCACAGTCATTGCTAACGCACTCGAGTCAGAGTTGTGTTGTGTAGTTCCGCCACTGGCTGTAAAATTAACAAAACCGTCGACGTTGTCATAGTACTTGCTGGAGTTGTCAAATAAGGTAAACGGTTCGCTGGTACGAAAGCGACCAAATGCATCAGTGGCTGTAGGACCTAAAGTGGTTCTAAGTATTGGTCTGCCTAAAACATCATACTGCATAGCATGATGCAAGTCGCTTAGGTTAGGTTCCCAAGGATGTACATAATTGGTACTATTAGGATGTAATATTGGCATATTAAGGAGTTGTGTTCCAAGGACGACCTGGTTGTAAACCGCCTACGTTAGGATTATCAACTACAGCGTTATCATCGTATTGTGTTGGCAACTCCGTTATATCATAAGTTGCTCTAGGGTTTCCATCTGCGGCTCTATCTATTGCCGCTTGATCCAATTTAGCTTTTTGTCGCAACTCTCTAGTTGCTAATTGTGCAATTCCATTAGCTGACATGTTGTGTTCCTGGATACATTGAAATACTATCTGTCCTAATATCTGCAGGATGCTTTGGGGCATTAGTTCCGCCACCTGCTTTAATAGTAACAGTTTCTATACTGGCAATAGCATCTGCTGGACTGTTATCGTAGGTGCCTGATTTAGCATCTACTAGATCAGAAATCTGATCAAATCTACGTGTTTCGTCATCATAGAACTCTTCAGCTGAAGGATTCTCTTTGCCAATTTCTTGTGTTTCGACTTGATCTATCAAATCTAAAACACCCCTAATAATTTCTGTTGCTCGCATATTCTTACCCCTAGACATCGTATTTAGCGTAAATATTAACACTATGAAACCAGTGTTGATGATACACGAAATCAAAGAAGAATTCTTTGATTTACCCTTAGAAAACTACATTCTAACATTTGATGACGGGCTTTACAGCCAGTATCACTACTACCCACGCTTCAAAGAAATACCCACTGAAAAGATATATTTCATCAGTTCAGGAATAATTTGTAATGGATCACAAAGTACAGAATTCCCTGCTTGTCACATCGCCCACGATAAAGCATTTCAAGGAAACTTTGAAGATTACATGACTTTAGATCAAATTAAAGAATTAATGAAGGATCCATTAGTTAGTATTGGTGGGCATAGTCATGTACATAAAAATCTAAAAGAACTAACAAAAGTAACGCATAGAGCCATGCACGTTATGAACGACACTAAACTCATGATGAATTGGTTCAAAGAAAATTTAAACTTTACTCCAACTAAATTTTGTTTCCCTTACAATGATGACAACGATGGTTTTTACGTGCCTGTTTTAAAGTCAGTGGGCTTTACAGAATTTTACGGCAAAGAACGATTGGCTATTGAAAACGTTGCCAATTAATCTTATTCCAAAGTCTTTCATGTAGATAATACAAAATAGTATTTGCTATCAGTTGTATTACTGCGATAGTACCTGCTATAGTTAAGTCACTGGATATAAGCCAGCTGATTAAAAAAGTAGAACCACTTCCAGTTAATCGCCAGCTTATTGTTTTAACTATACTACGACGTGGACTTTCATTCAAGTCCCATCTCCTTACGAATCTTTGTAGCACTTATGTTAGTGATACTTTCATCAAATGTTTCTTGTTCTATTTTATACCCAACGTCTCTACCATACGTGATGTTAGTAATATTAGGAACTAACATAACTTGAAACTGTCCTTGATAAATTGGTTCAAGGTCACGTTTAATATTACGCACAACTTGGAAAAAGTCAAACGGATTGCTTCCTTGCCATCCTTGGCAATCCCTCACCATGATACACACTTGACCAGTCTTAGCGATAGCACGTTCAAATAAGGCGCGATGTCCTTTATGCCATGGTTGCCAACGTCCTAACATTTGTACAGTTTCTTTCTTGTTGTCCCAACGTGGACGTCTACGATTGTCAATTATGTGTTCAGCAATAAAGTCTACCCATTTTTCTGCCCACTGCTCTGTAATACGAAAATCATAAATCTCAGGTTCTACGAACATCTTGTTAGTGTCTTCGTAACGTCCTTCATCTATAGTGTCTACCCATATAGTCCAGTCAGCTTTAAAGTTATTACGCATTTCGACCAATGGAGCAACAAAGTCTACAATACAATAATCTGTGTTACTTGTGTCGGCCAATTCACGCATGCGGTGACTTTGTCTAATACGACCTTCACGACTAAAATCCCAATCGTCAAAATGTCTACGAACTTCATCAGCGTTAAGCCATCCCACAGTTTTTTCGTATCCTTCTAAACGTTTTTTCAAACGTTCTGCTAGATATGTTTTTCCAGCTCCTGGCAATCCCATAATTAAAATTCTTTGTGTCATAATAGATGCATCCTTTGATTTATTTATTGGTGATAACTGCGTACATAAATATTTCCATGAATCATTGTTTAATTTTTGGTGTTACCAACGGCGGAATTTTTAGAGCTACTGGTGCTCATAGAATCGCTAATCATCTTAGACTTCAGGGTTGGGACTGTGAAGTTGTAGATTTTATTGAATATTGGTCGTTTGATCAAATAAAAGAACTATTATTATCTAGGGTTAATGAGAATACAAAGTTCTTTGGTTTCTCTATTACATTTAATCTAACAAAAAATGAACAATTATTGTTAAATTTGGTTAATTGGGCAAAGGAAAAATGGCCTAATCTGAAATTTATTTCAGGCGGTCATAGCGTTCCTTTTTTCCCTGCACCATTTGATTATCACATAATGAGTTATGCTGAATTTGCACTAGATGAATTATTAAAATGGTTATTTTCAAATGGTGTAACTCCGGTATTTGATCCATTGCTTAAGAAAGGCAACATGGAGGTTATTAATGCTACAGTACACCTTCCTTCTCATCCATTTCCTGAAGCAGTTATAAAATATGAGCCAAGAGATTTTATGACTCCTACAGATCATGGAGTTATAGAATTCAGCAGGGGTTGTATTTTCCAATGTAAATTTTGTAACTTTCCTGTCTTAGGCGTTAGAGGAGATTATACCAGATCAGCAGAAAGTGTCTATGAACAAATGATGTTTAATTATGACAATTATGGCGTACAAGATTACGGAGTAAGCGACGAGACATTCAATGACCGTACTGAGAAAATTGCAAAATTTGCAGATGTAGTTGAAAAACTACCTTGGAAACCATATTTTAGTGCATTTATTCGTGCTGACTTGTTGATATCAAGACCTAGAGATAGAGAAGAACTTTTAAGACTTGGGTTACACGCACACCTGTATGGTATAGAGTCGTTTAACGCACAATCTTTAAAATACATTGGAAAAGGTATGGCTCCAGATAGGCTTAAAGAAGGTCTTATCGATGTAAGAAACTATTTTAAAAAACATATTGGACATAGATTTCGAGCATCAATTAATTTGATAGCTGGGTTACCTCATGAAACACTTGAAACTATGGAAGAAACTTGTCAGTGGATACACAAAAATTGGTTAGATCAAACTGTTACTTGCCAGCCTTTACGAATTAATAAAGACGACGAGCCGCGACCATCGATCGTTGATGAATCATATGATACATTAGGGTATATTGAAATGACACCTGAAGAGCAATATGCGGCAATCAATTCTAGAGACGGAGAAGCATGGGTTCATTTAGAATATGGTCATTTTGAACTTCTTGAAAGAAATCGCATATGGAAAAATGAACATATGAATTGGTATCAAGCTGTGTCATATTCTGCTAAAATTAATGGGGGTGGAAAGAAATTTGGAAACATTGAAAAAGTTTATCCATTACACATGCCTCTAGTTTATTCAGATAAGTTTGGTAATATATTGACCACAGATGAAAAATTAAAACTATATGGAAAGAAAACTAGGGAAGCTGAAGAAGGCGCAAGGGTATACATACAAAATTATATATCTAAAAAATTAAGTCTTTAATATGTCTATACATTTTCCCTACGTTCCAGCAACTTATCGTAATATACCTAAAACGGGAACTACCAGCTTTAAATGGTGGTCTAGAGACAATATAAAAAATTGTGAAATATTAGAAGACCCTTCTAGGATTTATAATATGCAACATTTGTCTTTAGAAGAGATTCAACAAAAGTGGCCAAACTACGGAACAACTTTTACATTTGTACGAAATCCATTTGATAGAATGGTCAGTATATTTCATCACGTAGGCCAAGATGCCGAGGCACGAATTAAACAGCGTCCACTAGGCGGTACAAAAGAACAGTACGGAGTCAAACAAGAAGAACTAGACTCTATACCAATTGAAATTGATATTAAAGTTTTACAAGTTTATAGGAAGGGATTTGATCACTGGGTACATTCAGACTTTGTACCAAATTACAATGATTCTCTAAATTCTTTGCTACATCAAAAAGAAAGTCAGATGTATTGGCTTAATAATGTAGTGCCTGATATTGTTATTAAAATTGAAGAAGTTAATCAAAAGTTTAATCTATTACAAGACTTACTTGAATGCCATGTTCCTTTCATACATATAAACAAAAGTGAACACAAGCCTTACAAAGAGTATTATAACGAGTCAACTAAAAAGATAGTAAGAGATCTATTTAAAGATGACCTTGACGCTTTCAACTACGATTTTTAACGTCTAGAAAAAACAAGTTGGAAAGCTTCTGCATAGTTAACACCAATTTGTGTTCCCCTAAACTTTGCTCTAGTTTCCATTGATTCAATACTACGTGCATCAGGGTATTGATAAGTTTCAGTTTGATACAAGTCCAATGCTTGCTTCTTTATATTAATAAAATCCCCAACATCAACAAAGATGTTTGGTTCAAATGTAGGTTGTACTTTATAGAAAGACCAATCTGAGCTGGCTGGTATTTCACAGAAGTACAATTCTTTAATAGTGGATTGTGGTTTGGGTCTACAAGCAACCATTGTTGCTTCTGCTACTACCCTGTGATCTTGATGTATGTCTGAAATACTGTGTGTATATACTACATCAGGTTTCATTTGGGCAATGATACTTTCAAGTTTATGAATAGTGGGTTGAGCAGTTAAAGCCAAATCAGGAACATTGTGGATTGTCCCTGTCGCACCAAATAGTTTACAGGCTTCATAAAACGATTTAACTCGTTGACTTGATACATTTTCATTGCCTGGACGTGCTCCATTGCACAATGAAAAGACATGCACATCATTGTCTAAAGAAAGTTTAGCAATAGTCCCACCTGGACCAAAACTCTCATCGTCGGGGTGTGCAAAAATAAACATTATTTTCATAACATATCCTTGATAATATCATCAAGATTATTAATAGGAAGATATTTAATATGCTGTTTAATTTTTGATAAATCTGGTATGCGAACGTTAATATCACCGTGATTAGATGAGAAAGCTTCTTCATAAGGAACACGAGTAATTTTACTTGATGAGTTACTCAGTGCTATGACACGCTCTGCTAGATCATTGATTGTTATAGGACTATCATTACCAATATTAAACAACTCGCCATTAATAGTTGATACTTTGACCAGTGCGTCTACTGCATCATTAACGTGACAGAAACAACGTATTTGTTGGCCGCTTCCGTATACAACAAGGTCTTTTCCTTCCTTTGCGGCTTGCACAAATCTTGGCAGTACCATTCCGTAATCACCAAGTTGGCCAGGCCCAACTACATTAAAAAATCTAACTATTGTAAATGGACATCCGCTTGCTCTAAGCATGAACTCCATCATTAACTTACTGGTAGCATAACCCCAACGAAGTTTACTACTTGGGCCTATGCTGGCATTTGCTTCTTCGTAAAATGGTCCGTCACCATATACTTCACTGGTGCTTGAAAAAACTACATGTTTTTTTGCACGTTGAAATAATGGCAACAATTTGTTGTTCAAAGCAACATTGTTAAACAGTGTTTCACTAGGATGTTTATCTATATATTCAACACCAACGCTTCCTGCAAGATGGAATATCCTATGATTTTTACTGAATAATTTTAAAAGTTCATTGTCTTCCATTGTGGTAATGTCAGCTTCAATAAAATCAAATAAATTTTTATATTCAGAAAAATCATCTACATTAATTTTAGAAGTTTTTAAATTATCAATAATGGTTACACGTTCTTGTCTTGTTTTAAGAAGTCTGTGTGCTAGGTGCTGGCCTATGAAGCCCGCGCCTCCCAGTAGTAAATTGTTCATAAATATCACCTAAAGTAATAATTTCCGTGTTAAATTGATCTAATCTAGACATTGCTTCAACCACATCACTGATGTGAGCAATGTAATGCAACTTGTTTGGTTGAGCAGGTTTGTATGCAGTACCTTTAATACAGCGCATAATAAATGCATCATCGTGCATACCTTCTCCGTATACAGATGGTAATCTATAATTGATGCAGTCAATATCGCTATGTAAAAGATAAATTTCCATACACCGCTTTGCTACATTATACGCTCCTTGGGCAGTATCTGCAATATCAAATACGCCAAAAGTTGAAGCATTAATAAATGTTGCGGAAGGACAAATCATCATGGCTTTACGTGTACTATCTAAAATAGTATCCATAACGCCTATGGTATTATCAGTAATAGTCTTAGTTGTGCTAGGACATGCTAAGTGATAAATCCTGTCACAATTTACTTGCTCAAAGTTCTTGGATATTTGAATTACTTCAAAGCCATCTAATTCTAACTGTTTAATAAGGTGCTTACCAATAAATCCTGTTGATCCCGTGATGGCAACTTTTTGCATATGATCCTTTCTATATCTTTTAAATTCTGTGCGAAATTTTCTGCGTTCTTGTAAATTTGATCAGCATAGTGCTCTGTTCTACTCTTGTGAACTTCTATTGATACTAATAGTGTTTGTAATTCATTTTCATTAAAAAGCTCTAACTTTGTCTCTTTTTCTTTATATGTATCTGATAACATAGACATCATCAAAATTACACTAACATTAAAATTTTTATAGTAGAACAAAAATGCTTGGTACCCTGTAAATTTAAAACCTGTATCTGTTTTTTTAATTCGATTACAGTCAAAACAACGAAAAATATCCCCATACTCAAATAAAATATCATCAGTTGATGGCATCATATAACTTGGGGTGTAATCAAAAATAATCTTATTATAACTCAGTTGTTCTTCTTTAGTTAACTGTTGTTTAAAAGGAAGTATATGTGCATTGAGTTCCTTAATTTGTTGATCCATTAATAAACAATCATCATAAGACAATTTCCCTAAATCAGGATAGTAAGGCATGTTTTCATAAAACCAAAGTTGGTCATCAACTTCAATAATTTTTACAATTGATTTCTCAAAAACATCAATTGGATTTTCCTCTAACCACTTGTCTAATTTATCTAATACAATATATCTAGCTTGATTGTTTTCAGTTATAGCACAAAAATTTATAAATCTATCTTTTACTTTTATAATGTAATCGTAAAATAATGGATCTTCATAGACGTAATAATATTCAACATCAATTGATGGAATATCAACAGCTTTTAACAATTTAAAGAACTTTAACTTTTCCAAGGCGCAGTATCCCAACCCAGTCTAATATAACGAACTCCTTTTTGTTGTAGTCCTTCTTTGACTGTTCTAATGAATGTGGATGTATCAATTGGGTCATACAACGGTATCCCCAATGCTTCCATTAGTTTGCTGTCGTCATCCAATAAATGCCCTCTCCCGCAGATACTGTAACATCCGTTTGCGCCCGCATTAACAAAAAGTATGCTTCCATAATTTTCTGCCCATCCTTTGATGTTAAGTTTAATTTGTTCGTATGCTTTGTATATTACAAATCCAGCAACTCCGTATATAATAACACGTTTACCTTGACTGGCAAGACCTGCGGCAATATTGACCATGTTAGGCTCTTGAACACCACAATTAATAATGTTATAATTGCTGTCAGTCCACTTCCACATGTCGCAATGAAGAAAATATACTTCTCCTGGATAGCGATTTAAAAATTTATGTAAGGTTTCTCTCATCTTCTAACCATTTGTAAAATTCTTTTCCTCGCTGGATATCAATTAACTCTTGTGGATTGACTGCATCCTTGGGTCTAGTAACGTCACTTCTAAATCCTGATAATACATAGTCCCAAGCTTCAGCTGGGAAAATATCTATCTCTTTCCAATCCTCTACTGGCGCATTTTTATACAAGTCCCAATACTCGTTTGATCTCTTTGAATATTTGTAGTGAGCAATAATAAAATTCATAACACCATCAAACTCATCATTGGTTTGTTGATTATATTCTTGTTCAGTTAAGTTGCCATCAATGTAACTTGTTATTCTTTTTAATGCAGAAGTTGTCAAATATAATCCAGTTGATTCAATTGGTTCAATAAATGCTGAGCATAATCCAATTGCTACAACATTATCTTTCATGTGTACTTTGTTGCGCCCAGTACGCATACGAACAGTACCAATTTTGTTTCTATCAACTATTAAATGAAACTTATGTTGTATGTACTCAATAAACTCGTCCATGACATCAAACTTGTCACAATGCACGTAACCAACTGCCAGCTGATCGCCTAGTGGAATATTCCAAATCCATCCGCTATTTGCGGCTTTGAATATCGAATATGGTACACATTGATTCTGTTTGTCAGTATAAGGATGTCTAAAAACCAACGCTTTATTATTAGGAACTTTGTCTGATATCTCAACAAAGTTGTCGTCCCAATTAGTCAACAGCTTTTTAAATCCTGTTGAGTCAATAACTAAATCAAAGCCTGTGACATCATCAACTGTTGCATCTTTACGTATGATGGTTAAATTTTTAAATTGTCCAACAAGTGTGTCCATGTACTTTAATATATCAGATGCTCTAAAGTGTACGGAGATATCTTTATATTCATAAATGTTATCTGGAACTTTATTAATGGACATCATTCTATCAAGGCTACTGCTATTGTATTTGTCAGTTTGTCCAATACCAAATGGGAAAGTAAACTTTTCACCTTCTTGATTAAAACCGTCAAATACAATACCTAACTTCAAAGTACCGTTGCAATGCTTAATGATATCTGCATGACTTATTCCTAAGTCATTTAAAAAATGCGACACATCAGGTATCAGTGCTTCGCCAACTCCAATTGGACTATTCTCTTCTGGATATGTCCAAACGATCTCCTTATCTGGATATTGTTTGGCTAGATAAAAAGCGGTTAGATATCCTGAAGTTCCTGCACCAACGATTGCAATTCTTCTAATGTTTCTATTTTCCTGTAGTGCCATTTTTTGTTATTCTCTTCCATTTGCTTTACACCCTTACCTTTTACTGTCTTACAAAAAACAATATTAGGAAGTGCATCAGTTTTGTTTACAAATACTTTTTCTAACTCGTCTCTATTGTGTCCGTCAACTATTTGCGTCCACCAACCATAATGTCTACACAAGTTAATAACAGGTTCAATTTTTAATATAGTATCTATATTACCAGTTACTTGTGAATTATTGTAATCAACAGTTACAAATACATTTTTAATTTGATTGTGTCCAATGAATTGTAATGCTTCTAATGTATTTCCCATTTGCAAACAAGCATCACTTAGATTTACCCAAACTTGTTTACTAGTGGACATTGCAATACCAATTGCTACTCCAAGAGCATTGCCCATTGTTTCTTCGCCGTAGTCCACAAACGAAACTTCATCGTGTTTAACTCCAACACTGAGTTGCTCAATATTTGTTACATACTGTAAGTCTTGCCAAACAAGATAGTATGCTTGTGCTCCAAAGGGTTTACCAATTACAATGTAATCGTCAATACTAACAATACCTTTTGAAAATAGTATGTCAACATAGTCAAGCATACTTAATGCACTTGCTATGTGGCTTAGTTTATTTTCAAATGAGTATTCTAGTAAACGTTTTCGATTCATTTAAACGGCTTCCTTGGCAAATAAAAATCACCGCCGCAGTAATCCCAACGACATTTAGTTCCAGAATTAAACAGTACATTCATTTTGGTAACAGCCAATCTATCATTCACTAAATTAGTATATGGTGTTTCAGGTATACATTCTCTTAGATAATTGGTCATGTGTATGCCGCAGTTAAAAACATTACCATCACCATTAATGGTAATGCTACGTGTTCCAGCGGCACAGTGCCAACCTCTATTATCAACACCTTTTTTAAATAAATCATTAGTGTTGTACATTACACCGTCAATACAATAAAGTTGTTCAGTCTTATTGTATTTGTTGTAAAATTCAATATGACGTTTTGATGTTTCTTCATTATATGCGTAATGACAAAACCCATAAATCATTTCACTATTAATAATCTTATCATAGGTTAAACACTCTTTAACGTAATCATAAAATTCGTCAATATGCTCTTCTGGAATATTTTCTAACATAACATCAAAGTTATGTATGGCAACGCCTAACTCTTTAATTCTATTAAAATTTTGTTTGAATGAGGACAGTTTGTTAGTTCGATCTTTTAATTCTAAATAGTGTAGAGATACATTGAACTGTTCACATAGTGGTAGCAACTCTTCTAACAGCTCTGTTTTAAATGTTAGATTAGTTTGCATTTCATTATATGCTGTTATACCTGTCTCAGAACTCTTTTTCTTCACATATTTTAATATATCAATTACTTTGGGATGTCTAGTTGCCTCACCGCCGTGATAGTAAAACATCACACTATTAAATTTGTTCTTTTGAAAAAATTCAAAAAGTTTGTCAATACTAGTAATAATGTCTTCGTACTTGTAATGTCGTCCTGAATGCCAATGGCAATAATTACAATGCAAGTCGCAAGCTTCTGTAATTCTAAATGTTACATTGTACTCAGCATTGTACCCACCATGGTCATTTACCTGTACTATTTTATATGATTCTATTGGCTTTATCTCGCCAACTTTCATTTCTTCTTTAGTTGTTATTTTTGTCATTATATGACCATCCTAGTACCAGTTACATCTAACTCAATGTAGCTTAAACCTTTTATGGTTGGTACATTTATAATTTGTTTTGCGGCAATTAATGGATCTACTGCTTGATCAATATGACTTAGGTTACCTGTAAGTTTTGTTCTAACAAACCCAGGATGAACCAATTGCCAATTAATGTGTTCAAATTGTTTTGACAGTTCCATCACTCCCATGTTTAATGCCGCCTTGCTCATTCGATAATATATAGAAGCAGTATCAGCTGAGATTACATTGCCTTTAGTCAATGCACCAAGTATACTTGTTAATACAACAATCTTGTCGTTAACATGCGGAGCAATATACTGTAAAAACTCAATGCTTCGCGTTGCATTAACTTCCATTGTTTCATCTGCTTCAGTTGATATACCAATACAATAATATACTTTTGAAAACTTGTTTTGGAATACGGGCCAACTACTCTTATCTTTAATATCTAACTGTATAAATTTAGAATCAGTCCTTCTACTCGTACCAAGTGCATCAGGCAATAATTCATGTATTGCTTTGCCAATGCCGCTGTCAACACCAATAACAATATCCTTAATCATTTTTCTTCTGCAATTTCATAAGTACATCCATACCTCGATAGCTTACATCAAAAGCCAATGACAAACGAGGGACTTCTGTTTTATTTGGACGAACACCATGTTTGAGCCAACTAGGGAATAGTATCAATTCTCCTGTTCGTGTTGATATCTCTTGGCAATTTTGTGATAACTTATGTTCATCGTCTTGTGGCAAAGTAGATGCTAATGCTTCGTTAGGATCTTGAAAGTATATGTTTCCTTGCTCATCGGATTCTTTATACACATAAAAACAACCTGATATAAAATAAGGGCTATGGTTGTGCATAATTGCATGACCACCATTATTATATTTGTTTGCCCAAGAGTAGTGTATGCCAGGACTTTGTACCAATCCCAATTCTTTCCAATATACTTCAATGTGTTGATTAATAAAATCCCAAACGTCAGATAATATTTTTTCTTTGTGCAAGAACAACATTCCATTGGTACTTGTGCTTATTTCCTTACCTGTGCCTGAAAGCTCTGCGTAGGTAGCCGTATCTTTATCAAACTGATGAAAGAATGGTTCAAGCCTGCGCATAAAATCCACATGATCATAATCAGGCATTGTTGCTCTATATATTCGTGTAGGAAATAAATTCACTATGGACATGATACATTATAACACATTTGGGTTATAAAACACAAGAAATTGTGGAACAAACCAAACTTGCTTGGCAAACTTATGGAACATCCAGAATCCCTCAAATGTGCCTTCTGGATAATCTGATGGAACAAACAGTATCCTAGATTTCAATGTTTGTAGAGTTGGCCTTAATTTATTAAAAGTTCCTCGAATATGTATTTCATCTAGTTTGGAGATTTTACCACTATAGAACTTATCCTTAGAATCTGTTTCAGCTTCGTTGAACTCTGCACCCTTGTACACATGATACAAATCGTCTTGTTTGCCTAACCATATGCCAACCTCAACCAATTGGTCAAACAACTCTCTAACCTGTTCTACTGTAGTAAACTTATAGTCGTCATTATAAACAAAATTTTGATGGTAATCTAATAAGTTATTAGCATTATCAAACTCCATATCAGACTGCGCTTTTAACTTATCAAACTCGCCATCACGTTGCTTTTCAACCCAATCATTCCAAATAAAGAACATAAAGCCGTCAGACTTATGTCCGTTATAAATGCTCCATTTCATTCTATGAAATATAGTTTTACAAAAACAATTTAATTGATAGGTAAACTCTACTACATCAATGTATCCATTGCCATCCTTGTGTAGCATTGTTTCCATAACAATACCATCATAAAAAGGAATATTCCATTCCTGTAAATGTTTAAAACTTTCTCTGTCGTAAGGATTATCAGTTACAGGCGGATTGCCAAAGTCTTGACGTTTGCCTTCTTCAGCTAATGTTCTGTCAATTACTTTGTTTACTTCTGCTATCTTCTTAGGGTTAGCAACATATACTCTAGGTCTTATTTGATACCCTGGATACTTTGCAGATAGTGTTTCAGACCTATTGCTTCTTCTTTCAACTAAGAAATCAATAATGCTTCCAAACTCTCCGCCTCTTAGATATTCATCACTATCTACATCATATACTTTCATTTAATATCTCCTGTAAGGACAAAGGCTGATAGCCTAACTCCTTAAATACATTTCCTGGTAGCCTTGGATCATTGTGGCAGTTAATAAAACTTGTATTTAGACTACTAAAAATATTGTTAAATTGATCTACCATTTCTGCTGTAATACTACTGCGTTTAAGGACTACAGATTCATAGCGTGTAATCAAATTATTGTAGTTGTTATGTACAGTTGGACAATTAAATTTTTGCCCCATAAATTCAAACTTGCCATTTTTGATTATGTCCTCAAACTTTAAAGTCGTTACATAATCTAATTTAGACAACGTAATACTATCAATAACTGATGAAGTTGTTACTGGTGTTACATAATCTAATCCAACTGGTAACTCGTCATCTTCAAACAAATCATCAATCCCAGTCAAATAAGACACTGTTGGGTGTCTAATTATATTCAATATTTGAACATCATAATCTTTACGTAGTTGATCTAAGAACACGCGACTAAATGTTCCACCAATTGCTTGACATTGTTCTAAAGTATCATAGTCTTGTTTATACTCAACTTCCGTTAACATTCCTAAGTCAACTCTAGGCAAAGAAAAGTTATTATAGCAATGCAAGTAAGACGCAACTGGACTAATTTCTTTTGCAAAGAACTTGTGTTTGATCCCAGGAAGACCACTCACTACAATCACTCTAAACTCCTTTGTACAAATTTCATTAGCTCACCATAATACTCATCGTCTTTCATTTCTCTACCAGTAATTTTAAAACTACGAACTCCCATCTCTTTTAGTCTACGCATTGCTGGTGGCTCTATATCCATTTCTTCATACTTGCTGTCCTTATCTGGATTAAACTTAGGCAACCAACATTCTTCTACTTCACGACTGTATGGACGTCTTGCTGTGTTCTCATCAGCAATGGCTTTGAAGTGTTCATCAAAATATTTACAGCCCCAGACGCAGGTGTCGTTCAACATTACTTCCCATTTGGTTTTATCAAGCTCATTGGATCTAGGATCAAAGATATGTTCAAAACGTGGGACTATCCAGTCGTACTTAGTTTCTAGTTCCTTGTACCAGGAAATGTCTGAATCCTGTAATGGAATGTTTAGTCTGCCCATTCCAGTTATACTGTATATTAAATCATACTTGGGAAAATTATCACGCACATATTGACGTAGACTATCATTAACAATAATAAGGGCATTGCCTTCCCTGTGAAACTTTTCTAGTAATTCATTACCTAATGGATCAGTTAAATCAATATTATGATTACTAAAAGTTAGAGCTATGCTTACACCTTTACTGTAGTAATAATTGATAAGAGCATCACTATAATAAACATCTCTATTGATTCTTCCGCCGTTCCAATCACATTTGTTAATACCATCGTAGACAACTAACTCGTTAGTATCAACTAAGTTGTGACTTAGGAACTTAACAAGTGGAATTGATTTACTGAATGCGCCTGCTAATAGATATCTCATTACATTAAAAAGCATTTGTCTTTAGGACAAATACCATCCGTTTTAATTCTGTAGCAACAATTATATAGTTGCAAGTTTGGTCCATACAAAAAGTATTTGTCTTTGTATAAACAAGTTTTGCCTTTAGTTGTGAAGTTAGGATTAGCCCACAACTCTGAGCGTGACTCACCTAAACGTTTCTCGTCTTCAAATTGTATTATGTTTTTAAGTTTACTATCGTTTTTGAGTTGATTGAACTTGTCTAATATTGTATTGCTCACTCCATCACCAAAATCTGTAATGGGAGTCAAATACACTTCTGAAGTTTGTGCAAGCTCTTTAACTTTGAAGTAATAGATTAAAGCATTCTCTTGGCTGTACATGATATCGTATCTACGTACATTATGCTGTGACTGCATTACTTCGTACAGTTCTTCAATGGACATTTCACTAGGATGTATACTTGCCTGCATTGTGAATGGCTGTTGAATTCCTTTAATTACTTTAACACTATACGGACTTAGATTAGTTTGTATTACGAATGGAACGTTCAACTCGTTAAAGCATTGTATAATATATTCAATGTCAGGATGCACAAACGGCTCTCCACCAAATACAAACACTTCCACGTTAGGATATGTTTCCCCTAACATCTTAACAAAGTTACGTATAGTTTCTCTATCTAAGTTGGGATAGATGCTTTTGTCCAAGTTGGTACAATAAAAACAACCGTAGTTGCATTTCATTGTAATTTCCCATTCAACTTGCATTTTTCACCTTTAGTTGTTTTAACAATCCATCACAATTACATGCCTTGTGTGGGCATATCATTGGTACAGTTTTTGTTATATTCTTAAAGTAGTCTGGGTTATCTATCAAACTTGTACGTTTGCCATCCAAACAAAACTTAATAACTCCTCCGTATACATCTACTTCGTAATTATTGTTGTAGCAACTCCAACCTTGAAAATTAGTTAAACCTTGATTGAAGACTTGATAATCATTAAACACATCATCGTCATATACTAAATCTTTTTCAAAATCTTCTAAGAATTTGAAGTACTCCCAAAAGTCTTCTCTGTAATGAAACAATGTGTGTACATCCTTTCCGTATATAAAATGTGGGTGTATTTTCAATCCTTCAATGCCTGCACAAATCTCAAACATCTCTTTGATAAGCGGCCACAATTTCTTGTCGTGATGTAACATTATATTGACTTTACATTTATATCCACGACTCAACATTAATTTCATATTAGCAATGAATCTATCCCTGTTGGTACAATCAGCAGGATGATAACTGAACAAAAATGCTATCTTGTCATATTGTGGATGACTAGTAAAATCTCTCTCAGCATTGGTTACTACGTATACCCATTTGAACTTGTCAATTGCATGTAGTCTGTCCATTATGTAATAGTAATGAGGACTTAGTGTTGGCTCTCCGCCCAACAATCCTAAATTGAAATTCAAACTGCTACGACTTAAAGAATCAATGACAGCATCAACAACTTCACGCTTGCCCATTTGTCCCCATTTTTCTGCATACTCATTACGAGCGTAACAGTAAGAACAGTTTAATTGGCATATGGTTAAGACATCCCAATGCACATTAATGTGATCAGGATCTTGATCTATGTGATGTTGCTTTGAATACTTCACTGATACTCCTTTAAGAAATCCATAGATACAATAACATCTAATTCTTTCTTTGTTCCTTCAAACGAAATATTGTCGCCACCATCTATTGTTTGATAAAATAATACTTTGTTTAATGTAAGAACTTGTTTTGAATGTTTGGCTGCAAACATTACTAAATTAATGTCGTTGTGTACATTATTATCCATTGGGAATGGAAAATGTTCAATTACTTTACGTTTAAAAATAAACTGTGATAATTGCAAGTGCTCTAAATTAAGATTAGATACAAATTCCTCTGGTGTAAGTAGCGCATCATTAAACAAGCGCATGAATGTTAGCTTGTCGTCTGTATTATATGTTGGACAGTAGTTACCAGCAATGATATCTGCAACTAAGGGGACTTCAAAGTTCTTTACTAGATAGTCATCATCTTCTAAAAAGTATACATACTCGCCTGAGGCTTTTGATAAAAGGAATTGATAGACTTTAGATAGATTATCAAACTTATTAAAATAATAAGTTATGTTAGGATGGTAGTCTTCTGGAATCACATCATCACTATCATTATTGACTATGATCTCTACGTTGTTATTGTCAAGCAATAGACGTGCAGATTTCAAACAGCGTTTGAATAACTCTGGACGTTTATGTGTAGGTATCAATATGCTTAGTTTCATTTTTTTAAATAAAAGTTTACTTCTTTAATTTTTTCACCTGGTTCTGGATAAAATTCTTCATCCATTTCCTTTTTAATTCCATCACAAATATAAAAATGTTTACAAGTTACACAACTTAAATCTTTACGATAAAATCTTTCTCTATGACTGGCGGCTTCTTTATACGCCATTTTAACTTTCTCTTCCTCAGTATATGGTCTGCTTACATCCATTTCTTGATTGTAGGTTTCGCGATTCCAATCTCTAACATCATATATGTGTTGAAATATATTATACTGATATTGTTCATAACCCTTCATATAGCAGTACGGAGTATATCGAACAATTATTTCAATTTCCTTATCTAATTTATCAATACATTTTTTAATACCGTCAGTTAAATCAGATAGACTTAAATTGCTAAAGTCTTCTTCATTGTTCTCAAGCCAATAATTTAATGTAATAAAATTAACAGCTACTGGCTTAATTGAATTAATTAGGTCTGCATAAACATTTTCAAGTTGATGATAATTTCTAGAATAAACTGTACAATTGATTCTAACAATCATTCCCAATTCTTGTGCGTTTTTTATTCCTTGTAATATTTTTTCATATGATCCTGGACGATTAGTAATTGCCTCATGTGTTTCTTTGGTAGGCCCATGTAAGCTGAACAATATCTCTTTTAATCCATGTTCCTTACTCTTACGTAAGTGATTCATATTGGCAAAAGTTCCGCCATGGCTTAGACAACTAATACTGGTAAATCTTTCATTACAGTAATCTAAAATTTTAAACCAATCAGGACTCATGGAACTTTCGCCGCCGCTTAAATCAACTTCAGTAATGCCGTAATCATACAAATAGTCAATCCTCTTTTTGACCACTTCCCATGGAGTTTTTTGATCTAGTATATCCCTATAATAACAAAATTCACAATCATAATTACATAACGGACCAGTGTCTAATCTAGACCTATTACATCTAGTAGATTTAAAATCATAATTTAATCCAGACACACTCAACTGTTGTAAGTCGTGTTGTACAGGAGATTGTTTTGTAAAAGATATTTTACTTTCTTTCATGTTATGAACTCTTTAACATATTTGATAAAATCATCGTTATCTGTCAATAATAATGAATTAATGTCTTTTGAAATATCTTCTCGCCTTCTTTCAACGCCACCGCAGACATAATCAATATCATATATCACTTCCTTACCATAAACTGCACACTCAACAATAAACCTTGGGCTACAATCTCCTTTATCTGGTGTAGCAGTATATATGTAGGTATCAAAGTTTTCAAATATATTTTTGATTGGCGCTTGAGCAACAATCACATTGTCGCTTGCTATCGTTTTGTAGATGTGAGGTTCATTAGTAAGTACTAGATATTTGTCAAATTGATATTTAGATAAAACATTTTTCAAATCATTAATTGATAATGCTCTACAGTTAGTAGTTAGGTAGAGAAGTGCTGTATTAGTTTTTATTAGTTGTGGATGATGATATTTTGACCAAAGTATCTTTTTGACATAGTCTATTACTTTGATATTAATGTTATCATATCTCTCAGGATATAACTTAAAATCCTGCATGACATGAGCATGTTTGATTGTTTTGTGATTATGGAAGCTACTGAAGTCGTCTTCACTACACCTTAGTAAAAACATATTTTCAGTATAGAAGACACAACTTAAGAATCGCCAACTGCCATCAACAACACAGACATTGTTTGCCATAACAATTTTAGGCACAGCACACTCAAACGTGTCTTCTTGTATTTTTACAAATTCGTCTTCTGTGAAACTATATTTGTCTTTGACCGCAGTTAAAAATAAATCTTTGCTAGTACGGTCAGTTAACAAAATGCAGGAATTAATTCCATTGATAGAACTTATGTAATAATAGTCGATGAGTTCATACAAGTGGCCACTGACACCATGCTGGCATTCAAAAGAAGTGGTGAAGACGAGATCGTACTTCTTTAGATCGACTATTTTGGACATCTGTCACTCCTTTGGAGCGAAGATTTGTTCAAGAGTGATTGGGGTGTAACCTAAAGAAACAAGCAAAGAATCTGAAAGATGTGGGAGTGGACGATTGTATTCTTTTTCTAATTCTTCTCTAAATCTAGAATATGCTGAACATATTCCTTCAACTGCGTCAACATCCACGTAGTCTAAATTTAAATTTTCTTTTTCCCACACAGATATTATTCCGTTGTAATCTGCATATCCTTCAGGCATCTGAATTTTGTGATTTTCAATCTCAACGTAACCACTCTTTAATATATCTTCAAATTTAATAGATGTTACGTCAGTGAGTTGGTTTAGTGTATATGCGTTAACTGCTGACCTAATTGCTCTTATTCGATTTCTCTCTGGAGACATTGTAGGATTTTTTTCATAATACGAAGGTTTATTTTCGTTGAAGTATGTAACTACGGAAGGGTGTCTTATGATATTGTACACCTTTACATTTTGCTCACCTATGTCTCTTTTTATTAAATCAATAAATGCTTTTGAAAAAGAACCATTTACAACATGTACATTAGATGGTCTATTTCTATAGTAATTTAAAAAGTCTTGATAACCGTGTGCAAAACTATGATACTGTATTGGAGTATCCCATTCATAGGCGCTAGTATCTATACCAAGATCATATTCTATATCAACAAAAATAGTTTCAAAACTTGAAGGATTATTTGTCATGTCTAAAAATAATCTATCATACAAGTCGTCAGCTTCTGTAAAAATAGACAACCCGTCCTCGCCGCTAAGAAGTGTTGTTAGTTCTCGATTTTTTGTATCATAAACAACTTCATTTTGTGCATTGAATATTTGAAAAGGATGAGCTATATATGACTTACCATCGTCAGATTCTGCAAATTCTGCATCAAACGTAACAGTGTGTCCATTTTTCAAATTAAAGACTGGATTCATAGCGCAAAAAACTTTTTTTGCGATATAATTTTTATTAATTGATTCTAGACCACTAATAATGACTAACATCCAATTATTTCCTTAGATAAGACTCAACAATCAAATTAACTGCGTCCTCATCATTTTGATTTGGCAGTCTTTTTAATTTGTTTATAATATCAAAATACTGTTCTTTTTTATCTTCTAAAATTTTAATTTCGTCTTTTAAAGTGATGTATTTTTCTAAATCTGCAATCAATGACTCGTCATTAAGTTCAATGATTTTAATATAACATTCTTCTTTATTATCATCTGTGATTGCAATGCCTTTACTTAAAAATTTATTGTTTAACATCATTAAAGACACGAAGTCAATTAATTTAAAAGTTAAAAGGTCATCACCAAAATAACCACGGGCCTTAGTTTTAACTGCCCATGCCGCTTTTCCTGCATAAGTTGATCTGTCAATACCTTCTATTTCTTTTTTATTACTGTCATCCATCTTAAGCCTCAATCATTTTTACTGGTAATTTTGAATAGTTTACTTGATAATAACCGTTTGAATCTTTACTTAGTGCATCTTCATATTTGGTGCCTAAAAGTTCTTGAGCCATAACACCAATATAAGTCTTAGCAGTGTTCCAAACGTAAGAGAAGGAATAAACATTTAAGCCTTCAACAATGTCAACAAGTTTGATAGATGTCTTTAATCTAATATCACTGGTATAATTACATTGGCATGTGCATGAGTAGTTACAATCACATGTACAGTAGTTACAATTACAGGTACAGTAATTACAATTACAGACGCAGACTGATCCAGCACTGTTAACTTTGGCCATCATATTATTAACATCATCAGCAAAAATATTAACGTTTGGATCAACTCCAAAGAAGTCTCCTGTAGGTGCAGGAGCCTGAGCAAACTCTTGGAAGACGTTGTTACTATCATAATAGCCGCGTGGGGTTAAAGGTCTTCCTTGTATTTCTACAGAATTTTTTAAAAAATTTAAATCGGCAGCTTCAATCAAACCAGTAAATCTAGCTTGAACTACAGGTGCGGCGGTGCTTCCTCGTCTAACACGTTCTAAATTGACTGCGGTTTCAATTTCTCTAAATTTGGTAGTTGTAACTTGTACTCCGGCTGCAACTGCTGGCAAAAAATAAATTACAGCATCTGATCCAGGATTGGTACCAAATGTATTAATGACTTTTGGCATTACGTTGCTCCTCTTATATCTCTTTGTTCAAGAACTCTAAGTTCTGTTTAGCACTATTTTGAGCAACAAACTTTTCATAATCGTCTAAATCAGAAGAGGCAGTTATAAAATCGAGAGTCTCTTCGTCTGGTGCTTTAGTAAAATTCATGTTTCCGTTTTCTACGGCTTGTTTTTCCAAAATGCTCAAAACTAATTCTTCCAATGAAAAACCCAAAATGCCTGTAACAATTTGGATTTTTTCGCTTACATCCATATTTTTTGTTTCAGCAACATGTTTGGCTGCTTTGATAATGTTTATTGACATACCAAAGCCTTCCATGAAGACGTATCCAACATCTTGATTCTCTTTCTCGATTTCCTTAATCAAATCATAAATTTGACCCATTTTTTCTTCAATCGCCATTTTTTAATTCCTTGTCTTTAAAATCGTGAAAACGCGGCGCATTTTCGTAATTACCATATGTTGTGACGTTGCCTTCATCAGTGAAATACGTTTTTAACTGCTTTCGCTCCCCGCATCCGTTGCACATATCGCAAAATAGTTCACAAATAGGGGTTTTTATGCTGTTATTTATCCAATCATCTCTGAGCTGATTTTTAATCCTATCTAGGGTTTTCACATCGTTTTCGTCAATTTGTTCCCAAACTACAGATGTTATCAATCTAACTGGCTTGAAGGTTTTAATGATTCTTGTCATATCTTCATAAAGATGATTGATATTAAGTTTGTGTATGGTATATCTTATTCTAAATTTCACCCTATTTTGATTTAATTTAGATAAAACTTTAATTATGGTTGTAGTACTATCCATACCATTGTGGAAAATCCTATCGCCATTTCCCACACCGTCAAAGCTCACGTCTATGCTCAACTGTCCGCTCTTATAAAAGAAATTATTTTTAACCCTGTTAATAAATCTTTGACTTAAAAATCTTAAACCATTTGTGGTTAAATTAAAATGTACATTCTTTTTCTTAAGATATGCGTATGACATAGCGTAACAGACATTGTCCCATTCTAAAGTGGCCTCTCCACCAAATAGTACTATTAATGTTTGTCTGTCTGGATCCAATTCTCTTTCCAAGATAGCATCAATGCTTTTTTCAATATCTTCCTTAGTCATGATCTGTGGAGGACGACCTGGCAGATCTTCGTAACAATAGGTGCAGGCTAAATTACACTTATTTGTAAAATATAAAACATTAACTGCTGAACCTTCAAAAGTAGGTTTCTCTGTTTTATCACCTACATAAAATTCATAAGGAAAGGCCGTATCTGTCATTGTCTAGCCTTTGCTTCTTTTACAATGTGAGCAACATTATCTAAGAATTTTACGTAATCAAATTTATATTCAAACAAGTGGCCTGCTTCATTCCTGTAATCAACATAATGATTGTCTACTTTTGCCTTGCCTTTTTTTGCTTCTTCAATTTGTTGTTGTAAATTATCAATAGTTAAAACAGTATCGCTCTTATGCTCAACTGGCTGCATTTCTACTTTAACAGGAATGGCAGCTATGCTTTTATAAGTTTTTTTTAATTCTTGCATTTTTGCACATCCTTTGAATCAGAAGCACCTTCACTGAGCCAATGAACAATGAGGTCTTGAAATACTGGCTCATCTCGACATTCATCTACTACACGCATTGCTTGTTCGTAAGTGATGTGGAAAATTTCACAAATACTATCTAAAGGTTTGTTGTCGTTCATTATTTGACTGTAAGTACAACCTGCATTACATACTTGTTTTAGATCACAAGGTTGGCACTTGTCAAAAGTTTTTGGATTAAACTTGTCTTGATAATATTTGAAATTATAATTGTCGTCCATGAGCATGATTTTCTTACTAGCAAATCTAGCACATGGATAAAACTCGCCGCTACTCATCAAAACACCACCGTGTGTTCCTGCAAAACAACCAAATGGTCTTTTACCTTTTACTAGTCCGTATATAGAATCTAATATTGCCAGTCTAAGGAAACCAACACTACATGATACACCTTGTTTTAACTTTTCAATATAACAGTCAGTTAGTCTAACTAATTCAGTTTTGAAAAATCTAATATCATCAGCAGTCCAAACATCGTCTCTAACAATACTAAAGTCTGGATGTGGGATACCCCAATCTAAAAGAAACTCAAAATTTTCTTTCATGTCTTTGGTATTGCCTGGCCAAATCATAACCTTACATCCATTTGCTAGATCTTTTATTAGATGTTTTTTGTGCTCGTATAAGTCTAAGATTCCATTAAACAACTCTCCAGTTTCTGGATTAGTGTTTTCAAGTAAGGGAAGTAATGGTCTGCTTTCGTTTGAACTCATTCCATCAAAGCTCCAACTTATTCCTATTCCAGATTCTTTGATAAATTTAAACTTATCATCATCTATCATAGTTAAATTAGAGATAATGTTTATTCCTTTACATCTAGGATCTTTGGTTAATATTGGAGTTGCATGTTTGATCAATTCCCAATTTAATAAAGGCTCTCCTCCAAAAAAACTAACAAAGAAATCCTTTTGTCCAGAACGATCCATTAATTCAAATAGTTTTGGTAAAGATTCATCAAATGTTTCTTTGGTCATCCAAGTAGGACGATTTGCCACATAACAATAAGGACATCCCAAATTACATTTTTCAGTAACGCTAATTTCTAATACAAACATATCGTCTCCTTATGCTGTACATTGTTCAGCGTGAATCTTAATAACAGGCTTTTTGTATGTGTTCATTGCAGTTCTTAGAGCATGATGAACTACTTCGTTTGTCTTAAAAACTTTACATACTTGCCAATTAGAAGTATGATCACTCCACTTTTCTAAATAAGTTTCTTTCTCTGATTTTTCAAACGTGGCTGCATTACACTTCATGCAAAATTGGCTATCGCAACTCATACAATCCAAAGGTTGATTTTTTAGTGCATCTTTATACATTGCACTTCGTTCTTGTATAAGTTCATCTATGTTAGGTGTTGTATTAATATTACCCATAACATGTGCATGTGATTCTTTATACATACAACCATGGCAAGGACTAATATCTCCGTTTAGGTCAACACTAACATATTTGATTCCAGCTGAACATAGCGGTCTACTCTGTTGGAACCAAGCAAAAACTTCTGGTTTTAGTTTATTGGTGTAAATGTATTTTGCAATTTTTGCCAATCCCTGTTTGAGCACTTCAAGTTTTGGATAAAATTCTTCTTCAGTTAATTGGCTGTAAAGGTCTGGAGTGGGGAAATATGAACCTGTAAGTTCATATACATCTAGGAATGCTTCATATATCAAGTGAAAGTTTTCAGCAGTTAAAACAGATTTCATTCTAACATTCAATCCATTTTCTCTAGCAGCCAAGAAGTTAGCCTTTACTAGTTCAGAGCTTACGTTTCCTGATTTGTCTACTCTAGTTCTATCATTGACGGCCTTACCATCATAAGATATTTGGAACTGTAGTCTTTCACCTAATTCTTTTGTTAGAGCAACTAGTTCTTTCATATACTTTCTTAAATATACACCATTGGTATAAAAGAAGAAACTATAATTAGAATCATGTTTATATTTTTCTATGACGCCTTTACAAAATTCCCAATTAATAAAAGGTTCACCGCCCCAAAAATAAATTTCTCTTTTTGGGTCTGAGAGTTTACTCATAAACTCTTCAATGTTGTCTAGGGTTACGGAAGTGTTTTCTTCATATGCTGTTGATAGGCCGCATTCATAGCCTTCAGAACAGTAAGTACAAGCCAGATTGCACGTACTGGTTACGTTGATGTCAATTATCATATTTTTCCTTAGTATTTTTTAAACGCCCACCGCTGGGCTAATGTTATTTAGCTTCTATATTTTTGGTTTATTTCGAGTACGGATTTAAGCAATTCTACGTCAAATTCTTTAACTAATGCTTCTGTATCTTTAGGTAAGCAAGGTCCACCAAAACCACGCTCACCATCGGGGCCTGGGACTTGAAAGTGGTGTGTACCCATCCAAGGGTGATTTGCAAGTATGGATGTTACATGTGGCCACTTGACTCCTAACTGTTGGGCAACATCATACATCTGATTCATAAAGGTCACTTTGGTAGCATAAAAACTGTTCATGCAATACTTGGCCATTGCCGCAGTTTTGACATCAGTGAAGATTACTTTGTCCATATTGACAATGGACTGTGTTCTATAAATGTCGGCTAACTTGAAACCCTGTCTGTCATCATTGCAGCCAATTAAAACAAATGGAGGATCAGTGAAATCAGTATTGGCAGTTGCCCTAGATAAAAACTCAGGATTGTAAACTATATTATACGGTACCAAGTAATCTGGAAGTATGGTACTCTTGACAACCACTATCCCAATGTATCCTGTAGATTCTATTCTATCTAAAACACTGGTCAAGATGCTATAATTGGTATCATTGGTTGGGGTGGGCACACAAACAAAAATGGCGTCAGGTGCCTGTTTGCAAATATCTTCTACAGATATATCATTGTACTCTGGGTCTGAGCAGATGACTTGTGTTTTGGAGAATCCAAACTCCACAGCCTTCCCCACCATACCATAACCAATAATACCAATCATATTTTCCCTTTATTATAATAATAAACTCTTATTCAAACTCTGTCAATAGACTTTATTTAAACAAGTAAATAACTGACTATGATTAATAAAGAACCATTTGAAAAACTAATAGCGGATTTAAAAGACAGTGGCAAATATCGAGTTTTTAACGACATTGTACGTGAAAACGGCAAGTTTCCAAATGCCATTTGGTACGGTCCTTATAACATTAAAAACATCGTAAATTGGTGCTCAAACGATTACCTAGGCATGGGTCAGCACAAAGTTGTTATTGACGCAATGCACACTGCGTTGGATCAAACAGGGTCTGGTTCTGGAGGTACTCGAAACATTGGTGGGACTAGTCACTATCACGTAGCATTAGAACACGAGATTGCCACGTTACATAAAAAACAAAAAGCAGTTCTTTTTTCAAGCGCCTATGTAGCCAACGAATGGACTCTAATCGCACTTGCTAAAATTATTCCAAATATTGAATACATCAGCGACGAAAACAATCACAACAGTATGATTGTAGGTATTAGTCATAGTAAAGCCAAAAAAGTTATTTTCAAACACAACGATATGGATGACTTAGAGCAGAAGCTAAAAATTAGTTTTGCTCAGGGTAACGTGCCTTGTGTTGTTTTTGAAAGCGTCTATAGTATGGACGGTGATGTTGGTCACATAAAAGATATTTGTAAATTAGCTAAAAAATACAAAGCTATTACCTATATTGATGAAGTACACGCAGTAGGGCTATATGGACAACGTGGCGCAGGCAAAGTAGAAGAGCTTGGACTAGAGTCAGAGATAGACATTATAAATGGAACATTAGGTAAAGCATTTGGAGTGCAGGGAGGTTACATTGCCTGCGATAGTATTGTTGCTGACGCAATACGTAGTATAGCCGCAGGCTTTATTTTTACAACAAGTATGAGTCCAGTTACATGTGCGGGTGCTTTGGCTGCAATCAAATATTTAAAAGAGCACAATGAAATTAGAGACCGTCATCAAGAAAGAGCACAAAAATTGAAATTAGAATTAGTAAAAGCAGGACTTCCTCTTATGAGTTGTTCTACTACACACATTGTTCCTGTTCTAGTTGGGGAAGCTAAAAAGTGTAAAGCAATGAGTGATGCATTATTAAATGATCACAACATATATGTTCAGCCAATTAATTATCCTACTGTCAACGTTGGCACTGAGAGGTTGCGATTTGCTCCTACTCCGTTTCATGACGACGGGATGATTGAGGACTTGGTCAAAGCCCTCAAAACATTATTTTAAATATAGTTGTTGAACCAACCTATCTTCTTACCTTCAGCGATTCTGCGATCATGTTCCTCAACTGAACTAGGGTAACGCCAAGCCCAAATAGCTACAAGGGCCATAAAGATCGCAGTACTAATAACGCCAATTAGTTTTACTCCGCTTGTGTACATTAAGACCAAACTTAGACTCATCATGGCAAGCATGAAGTATTTCATTTTTTGTGGGAACACTCGCTTCTCTCCCCAGTTAGTTAGGAACGGTCCAAACAGTTTGTGATTATACAGCCAGGCGTGCATCTTAGGACTGCCTTTGGCAAAGCAGTAAGCAGAAAATACTACAAACGGACTGTAAGGTATACCAGGAGTAATGACTCCAATATAAGCCATACCTAGACTCAAAAATCCCAATAGTTTCCAAAATAATTTTTTCATAATCTTAGTTATTATTTAGGTAATCTTTTACCTTGCTCTTTTGATAAATTTCTGTTAAAATTATCAAGGTAAATACGTTTTTAAATGAGGTTTTAATGTCCGATTGTTTAATCCTAAATGCAGACTGCCAACCAGTTAGTCTACTCCCTGTGAGTACTATAACTTGGCAAGATGCTATTACCTATCTAGTTTTAGATAAGGCTGTTCCTTTGGAATGGCACGAAGACTGGGTAGTTCGTAGCTCAACCTGGGAAACTAAGGTTCCTGCCGTTATGGTATTAAGAGATTACCAAAAGAGTAAAAGTTATGTTCGTTACAGTAAGTTTAACGTATTCCTACGTGACGATTATACTTGTCAATACTGCGGAACTGAAGTTAATAAGAAAACAGCGACATTGGATCACGTTTTACCAATCTCTCACGGTGGTAAGAGCGTTTGGGAAAATGCCACCTGTGCCTGTTCAAGGTGCAATGCTAACAAAGGTAATGACAAACGAATTAAGCCAAAGCGTAAGCCTTACAAGCCTTCCTATTGGGAACTTGTAGAAAAGCGTAAGAAGTTGCCTTTCCATATATCACATCCAAGTTGGGAGATGTATTTGGTATGAAGATGAAGTTATTGAATAATAATCCAATATTTGAACGACATAAAAAACAAATATCAGATATCATTGACAGTAAGTCTGGAATGGTGGCGGCTAATGGCAAAGGCCTTTATCGGGAAATGCTATTAGCCGCTGAAGATTTGGATGGACTATTGGACCCTGCAAAAGGCGCAAGGCCTGATCCACACCTAGTTACTATCAAACGTGATGAGTTTCATAAAAGGTGTAGAGATATGGGTGTTTGGTTGGAAGAACACGCACCCAATTTAAAACTAACTTGGGATTAAAGTCTTCGGCTTACCCGGCCCTTTGTTAAATCATAAGGGCTCATTTCAACTTGGACTCGGTCGCCTAGCAACACTTGAATTTTGTGTTGGCGCATTTTACCAGAGGTATATGCGTTGATGACCATTTTGTTTTCTAGTGCAACTTTAAAGGTTGCATTTGGAAGTAGTTCAACTACTTCACCTTCAAGGACAATGACGTCTTCTTTTGCCACGTTTAATTCTCTTTTCCTTTTAATCCATCCAGGACCAGTTGTTTTGCTCTTTTATCAAGCATCTCCCTTTCATTGGTCAAAAGAATTGGTGTCATAAGTTTAAGGTATTCCGTCAGTGCCTTTACTCCTTCATTAGTCCAATGACAGTAGTTGTGTCCAACACTACTGTAGTAAAAATATTTATTGTTATTCATTAGCTCATAGATACCTCCATATAAGGTATCTTTAATTGCTGTCTTATCCATCATAATTGGTGCCCTTTCAAAGTTTCTCGCCAACTTCGAAGCCGCGGAAACGAAGGAATCTAGGGAATCGAAGGCTCCAAGCTTCTCCATCTTGCGCCTTAGTAGCCGCATCTGCACGGACTTCAACAATCTGTCCCACAAGCGTGTCTTTGCTATCCCATAGCTCACGACGCAACTCATCACTATAACCACTACCCACGTTAACTCGGATAAATTTTCCATCATCTTCACCTTCACAAATCAATGCACCCAAATTGTTTTCGTTCTTGGTTCCAACAGAACCTTCTTCAACTGCGACCACAGTCAAAGATACTTCAATAAATGGCTTTAGTTTTAACCAAGCCACTGAACGTTTGCACTCGTAGCCTGCTTCTGGATCTTTGAGCATGATACCTTCGTAGCCTCCAGCAATAGCCTGTGCATTGATTTCTTTGTAACGAACTTGTCCAACCATAGTGTCCAAATCTACTTCCTCATAATCCAAACATTGGATATTAGGAGTAAAGTCGCCTGTAGATTCTTTCCATTTGTTTAATTGTGCAATGCGATATGTTTGTGGCATGTCCCATCCACCTTTTTGGAAATTCTTCAAAGGCAAGTAATCAAACAAATGTAGTACAGCGTCATTAGCCTGTACGTTGCTCTTACGATGTACTTGTTTCATAAGGTCTTGAAACGAGCTAGACATAACTTCACCGTCAAACACAGTTGCTTCTTTCAAATTGCCTGCGTACTTGGCAAACTGATCTGCAATATGTGGGAAGTTAACAAGCTCTTTGCCATTACGGCTGTACATATTAACAGTGCCGTTAGGGTAGACAATAGTGATAACACGCACACCATCCAGCTTAACTTCAATAAGCTTCTTGCTTGTTACTTTCTTTTCGTGTTTGGCGCTGTCGTGCGCCAGCTGACATTCAAACAATGGAATGACAAACTCTTTGTTTTTAAGTTTCTTCGCTACATTGTTAATTGTACTTTCGCCAAAGCCTGCTTTAAAGTCCTTGGTAAGTATCCGTTTGTACCAGCCGTTCCATTCATCTTGCTTGGCTGTTTTAAGGCAAAGTTCAATTGCGTCACGGGCGTCGTGACCAGTGAGTTCACGTTTGGCTAGTTTATCTGCTAGGTCTTTGAACACAGCCCATGGAAGACCTTGTCCATCTGGACCACCATGTGTGGGCACTTTCTTAACACCAAACGTAATAAAGGGACTTAGACAGAGCAAAGCACCTTCAAAAAATTCTTTATTATCTGCTTGCATCTGTTCTGCAATGATAGCCTCTTTGGCAAGACGGCTGTTATCTGCTTCTAGAGAGGCAATAATTTTGTGCATTTTGGATTCCCAAATAGTTTCAATACTGTAATTGTATTGGATTTACCTAGGAAAGTCAAGTGGGAGGTACATCAATTTGAAGAACTGTTGCTTCAATGTTCTCTGGATTTACCAATTTGGCTGGCTGTTGTAGTAATGTAGCAAATTTGAGTTGGTGACTGTTGACCAATTTGCCTTTGTCGTTGTGCCAATGTAAGAATAACCTACCTTTTGACTCTGGTATTAAGATTTTACCACTTTCAATTTGAATTTCTTCTTTTGGTTTAATTTTAATTGGCTTGTTAGAAAGTTCTTTGTACCACATGCAATTATTTAAACTATAATTGAATGATCATTGAAGAAATTGATTATTTGCCTTTACCATTGCGATCGCCACCAAGTGGGCCGCCGTATTTGACATGTTTGATTTTCTTACCGTAGACTTGTTTGCCTTTTAACACTTTCTTATCGTGTCTTGGACGTAGGCCACGGGCAACACATTGACTTTGATCACTGTTACCTAAATGTTTTGGACTTTTACAGACGTGAGTCGCAACAAAGCGTTCTTCTAAATCTTCGTTTGTAATTTCATGGAATCTCATTTTGCCTTAGCCTTTCCTGCTTTCATATTAGCCATCCAATGCGCCAACTGTCCTTTTCTTCCGCCTTGTTTAGCAACTTTACGCAATGTATTTACACTGGCTTTAGTAGGAACTCCATGACGTTTGCTGTCGCCTTTGTCTTGAGGATTTCGTCCGTCAGCAAAGTTTTCTGCTACATTAAACCTAGGATCAGTTTTTTGTCTTGGCATGCCTTTAGGTTGATTAGGATCAACAGGATCAATGTCAGTTGTTGTTAATCCTGTCTTTTTTAATGCGTTGATATATTTGTGCTCTTCTTCTTCGCTACCAAAACTAAACATAGTGCTAGGAGGACCTTGGCCAAAATCGTGTTTACCAAGACCTTCTAAATCAGATATGTGCATGCCTAACTTATACCAATCATAAACATCACTGACGTCTACTTTAACAGATCCTTGTGGCATAGTTGGTTTAGTTTCAGGACCACGTGGTGTATCATTTGGATGATAATCTTCGTTACTGTCTCCAATGTTTTCTTCTACACCACCATCACCACTATAACCTGCATCATATCCATACCATCCATAAGGACCTGGACCATATGCGGCGTTTTTTGGCTTACGTTTCTTTTTACGTTCTTCTAATTCAACTTCTTCGTTTTTGTTTCTGCCCTGACAATGAGCACGTTGACTAAACCCTTTGGGATTAGAGCAATT